TGCTGTGCAACTGGCTTGTTTTCAAACTGCAAAGGTAATCATTTTTAATTAAATAAACGAAAGAAAATGGCAAAATCTGAATTTCGCGTCGTTCGAGAAACGCAAGTTAACACTCCCGAAAGCCTTTTGACGGTTGAAAAGGGAGAAACGGTAAGAGTATCGTGCAAGGACTTCTCGCCTTACAGCACGGTAAAGAGTGCAGCCACACGCCTTAACCAGCGTGCTGGCTGTGTTGAGTTTGAGATAACCACACCCGACAATGGTGCAACTATCATCATCAAAAGAAACTAATCATGAAAGAATTGTTCACTCCATTCAGAAACTGGCGCGTTATCGTGCTTGCAGTGCTTGTGATGGTCGCTGCCGTGTTCATTCTCGGCGACTGCGACGACATGGGTTATCTCCTGTTTACAAAGGGTGTTGGCTTCGGTCTCGCCTACATCATCTATCGTCTTGGCAAGTATTGGGATGCCAAGGGCAAAATCAATGAGTTAACAGCACTCGCAGAAGAAGAATAACCATGAGTACCTATATCCAGTTTCCCGACAAGGTGGTGTCATACGACACGTTCATGGACGACCTTTCATCGCGCATAGTTCGCAAGATGCAGCGTGCGGAGGCAGACCCTAAGACGGTCAGCCAACGAAAGGCTTACTCCATCTTCGGACGTGCCAATGTTGACCGCTGGCGCAAGGAGGGACGCATACATCCTTGCAAGCGTCCGGGCAAAGTGGAGTATTGCATGGCAGACTTACGACTTCTTCAGCAGACGCAACAAGATTACTTCAAACGCTAACGAATATGGATTACGCAATTTACAAAACTACCGACGGCAAGCACCCTCGCGTTATTCACCGCTTCACACAGGAGGCTTGCAACCACAAGGCAAAGGCTGCTGCGCGTGAAAAACTAAATGATATGTGGCTCCGCGTCCTCCAGCGTCCGATGCTCCATCACAACCCCAAAGGTACAAAGGACGATTTCCAGTACGACTATATGACGAGCGTGAACACCTCTGAGTGCATCCGCTTCTACATAGACAAATTATAAGTTAAACCATTTAATAGTATCAACATGAGCCAAATCACTCTCACCGTCGAGCAGCTTAACGAAATGCAGCCCCTCGACATCGTAACGTCGCCTATCGTTCGCGACAAGTTCATCAACATCTATGATACCCTTTGGGGTAATGGAACAGGTGAAGCAGCCTACGAGCGCGAAAGCAACTACTTCAACAAGTTGCTGCGCGATACACCCGACCTGCAAAAAGGCACTCACTTCTCTTTGTTTACAGCGTTTATCGACCTCGCAGTGTGTGGTCTATCGCTTGAACAAGGTACACGCGCCTTGTGCTACCTTATCGGACGCAACCAAAAGACAACTCCAAAACTCGACCAGCAAGGCAGACCTTTGAAAGACCAAAAGGGCTACATCATCTACAACTGGGAGGGTCGCGTTGTTCTCACTATCTCTGCTTACGGCGAACTGGTGCTGCGCGAACGTGCCGGACAGATACGTCATGCCGACAACCCGGTACTGGTGTATGCCAACGACGAGTTTTCTTTCTCTGATAAGAATGGACGTAAGGAAGTGGAATATGTTTGCCACCTGCCTCACACTGGTCAGCGTATCGTGGCTTGCTACCTCCGTATCACTCGCGCTGATGGGAGCATCGACTACTCTGTCATGACAGAAGAAGACTGGGTGCGCCTCGCTCAGTACAGCGCACGTCAGAACAAGAATGGCGGTGCCAATGCTCTCTATGGAGTTGACCAGCAAGGTGTGGTCAACATTGACAGTGGTTTCCTCATGGCGAAGTGTATCAAACACGCTTTCAAGACTTATCCAAAAGTCCGTATTGGACGTGGTACTGAGTTGCAGAGCCAGCAGGTTGAGGAGAAAGAAATTGAAATCAACGACGATTTGTATGGTGTTAACACCGAGACTGGCGAGGTCATGCAGCCAGAGCCTCAGCCGTTCGGACCTCCTGCCAACGACGTTTCTGCAGGTGTAACCGTAGATGCCGGTGACGATGATGGCTTCTAACGAGAGAAAAGAAAGCGTGTGCAAAGGATGTCCGCAAGCCTATCGCGCAATCAACGGTCTCTTTTGCTCACGCTTACACAGATATGTAGAGTATTGCTTGGTTCAACCTTGCACAAACATTATTCAATCCACAAAACAGGTATCATCATGACAACAGAAATAACATTTTTTGAACCGCAGAATGTAGGCACGATTGCAAAAGTCGCGCCACAGGCTTTCAAGGAGAACAGCGTTTCGCACGACCGCTGCCTCCAGTTCGGACAGGAACTGCTCAACCGCGTAAATACCGAGGGTATGTCCGACGAACTCGACCAAGAGATTGCAACATTCATTGAACGTGCGAAGAAGACATTGAAGAAGATGAACGGCAAACGCTCTGCCGTTACGCAACTCTTTGACAACATTCGTTCGGTCTATACAAAACTGGAAAACGAGGTTGACCCTGCAAAGAAAGGAACGGTTGCAGCACAGTTGCAGGAACACCGCAACAAATACGCTGCCAAGAAACGTGAGGAATACGAGGCAGAGCAGCGCAGAAAGCAGTTGGAACAGGCTAAGGTGATGGCAAAGAACAAGTATGCTACCGATGTCGAAGACGACCTCCTGCGCCAGTTCAATGCGCTTGTTGCTTCTACGTGTAACCGTCTTATCGAACTTGACAAGTCTCTGACACTTGAAAACTATGCCATCGTTTACGATGGAGTGAAAAACACCAGCGACCAACTTTCACAGGACTGGTTCAATGCGCTTCGTCCCGAAGTGCTGATGCCCTCAGTTCTCTCACCCGAAGACGCGCGTGCCATCGCTGCCGAAGTGAAGCAGAAGATACAGCAGCGTTTCAAGGAACAATTCACTTTTGAGATTTCCACCAACCGCGACGACATTCTTGACCGTCTGCCATCCAAGCGCAAGGAATTGGAGCGCATTGCCAAAGCCAACAAGGAGGAGGCAGAGCGTATCAAGAAACAGATGGAGGAGCGCGAGCGCAAGGAAGCCGAACAGCGAGAGAAAGAACGTGCCGAACGTGAGGCAAAGGAGAAAGCTGCTGCCGAACTCGCTGCACAGAAACAGGAAATGGACGGTCTCTTTGGTGCCGCTGAAATACAGGTCAACCAGTATCAGCCGAAAACATCAGTCAAAAAACGCCTCAACGTACTAAACTCTGAGGGCTTCATGCAGGTAGTTGGTATGTGGTGGGCGCAACACGGCTGCACACTCTCTGTTGCTGAACTTGAAAAGATTTTTTCAAAGCAACTGACATACTGCAACAAACTGGCTAACGACAAAGAACACCCAATCTTTATCCAGTCTGAACATATTGAATACGTGGACGATGTAAAAGCAAAGTAACTATGTACGAAAGCGGATATTACCCAGCAGGTGCGGAGCATGACCCAAACGCTCCGTGGAACCAGTCAGACCCCGAACCAGTATCGCAGGACATCGAGTATTCTTGCACCATGCGTCGCACTGCAACCGTCGAGACTACCAACTATGTGCCTGGTACATGGGAAAAAGACGAGGACGGCTTTGGTTATCGTGACGGTGATGATTTCTCCGATACCGATTGGCTGTCCGACTTCAAAGATACCTATCGTACACCGAAAGAACTCATTGACCTGCTCAAAGAAACAGCCAAAGAACTTGCCGATGGCAAGATGCCTAACAAGCCAAAATCGTTTTGGAAAGACGTAATGGCTGACTGCGAAAACTGGAGTATCGACGATGAAGAAACAGAAATGCTTTGATTATGATGAATATCCAAGATATAAACTATTACGAGCGAAGTGAGGTCAGCAACTCTGACCTCACCGAACTCAAAAACCTGCTCCATCCGCGCCTACAGTTTGGCGATAAGGAAGCAGCGTTCCGCTTCGGCTCTCTTGTCGATGCCATCATCACAGAACCCGACCGCGTGAACTACTACCAGTTCACCGTTGACGATGTTCAGTACACGGAAGACGAGTTCCGGCACGCACAAGAAATGTACCGTTCGCTTCGTCGGGAGGCTCGCAATGATGCTTTTCTTGCAAAGGTGCTGGAGATTGCGGACACGCAACGCTGTATGGTAAATAAGCAACAGCAGTTTGAGTATGGTGGGTTTGTTTTCACTCTCGACACTCGCTGTAAGTGGGATTGGTTTCTTGACCTTTTCGGCTTCGGTGGCGACCTCAAAACGACTTTCGCTTCTACGCAGAAAGAATTTGACGAGGCTGTGGACTTCTTCGACTGGGACAGAAGCCGTGCATGGTACATGGATATTGCGCACTCCGACCGTGATTTCATATACGGCATCAGCAAAAAGAACTGCTGCGTGTTTAAGAAGTTCATCAACCGTGATGATGCAATCTACAAGCGCGGACGTGAGAAATATGAAGAACTGGCATTCCAGTATTGGTGCTTAAACTTATAGTCAGATGGAACTGAAACACAATCTTAAAATAGAACCATACCCATACCAGCGTGAGGGTATCATCTTCGGGCTTGACAAACACAGGCTGCTCATCGGTGATGAACCGGGACTTGGTAAGACACTCCAGTCCATCGGCATTGTCGATACGGCTAACGCCTACCCTGCGCTCGTTATCTGTCCGTCCTCTCTTAAAATCAACTGGCAGCGTGAGTTTGAGAAGTTCACAAACAAGAAAGCACTTGTACTTGACAACGCTACACGCACGGCATGGCCGTATTTCCTGCAAATGGGTATGTTCCATGTTGCCATTGTCAATTATGAGAGCCTACGCAAGTATTTCGTTTGGGACATCAATTCTTCAGACCGTCGTTCTTTCCGTCTCAAAGATGTTGTATTCAATGATGCCATCAAGGTTTTTCGCTCGGTTATCATTGACGAAAGCCACCGTGTCAAAGACCCAAGCGCACAGCAGACAATCTTCACACGGGGCATTGTTGAGGGCAAGGACTTTCGTATTCTCCTTTCGGGTACGCCTGTGGTAAATCGAGCAGAAGACTTGGTTTCCCAACTCTCCATCATGGGCAGGTTACAGGAGTTTGGAGGTCGTGGCAAGTTTCTCGCTGACTATGGGGAGAATGACAACCTTGAAGAACTGTCACAGCAACTCTACCGCCGCTGCATGATACGACGTGAAAAGGCAAAGGTGCTGACGCAACTGCCCGACAAGACACGCACAGACCTCTATGTGGAAATATCCAATCGTGAGGAATACGAACTTGCAGCAGAAGACCTTGCCGAGTACCTGCGTCAATATAAGGAGTGCTCCGATTGGGAGATACGTCGCAAGATGCGCATGGAGGCTCTTGTCAAGTTCATGACACTGCGCTCGCTCTCTGCCAAGGGTAAGGTAAAGCAAGCCATTGACTTTGTTCGCGTTTTCCTTGCATCCGGCAAACCACTCATCCTGTTCTGCTCACTCCATGAGATTGTAGATGAACTGTGCAAGGCTTTTCCTGATGCTGTACGCGTAACAGGGCGCGATAATGCCACATCGAAGCAACAAGCCGTTGACAGTTTTCAAAACGGATATAGCCAGTTGATTATCTGCTCAATCAAGGCTGCTGGTGTTGGACTGACGCTGACGGCATCGTCAAACGTGGCTTTCGTAGAATTTCCTTGGACTTATGCCGACTGCTGCCAGTGCGAAGACAGAGCGCACCGTATTGGACAAAAAGATAACGTGACGTGTTACTACCTCATCGGTCGCCATACCATCGACCGTGCGCTCTACGACATCATCCACAAGAAAAAGTCCATTGCTAACCAAATCATGGCTGCTGACGATGAGATACCTACCGACGAAATGTATTTCAACGAACTGGCTTCTATGATACTCAACCCAGACAATGACGATGGAGATATGCAAGACTGACATCAAAGCAATCATCGGTTTTCTCGATGATGCGGCAACGCTCGTAGATGAGGAATGCCAACGGCGAAGCCAGCAGAAACGCGGCTACCTGCTGATGCTCAACAAGGCAAGGCTCATGCGACTAATGAAACAGAAACTTGAACGTAAATTATAAACTCTAAAAATTTGAAGTTATGACAAGAAAAGAAATCGCCAAGGAACTGGCTAATCGTTCCAACCTCACCCCATCACAGGCTACTCACGCCGTCGAGGGTATCGTTGAAATCATCGCCGACGCACTCGCCAAGGATGAACCTATCCTGCTGCGTGGCTTCGGCACAATCAAGACAGTGCAGCGTGCAGCAAAGCCAGCACGCAATATCAGCAAAGGCACAACGATGATGCTGCCACCTACCAAGCAAGTGAAGTTCATCGCCTACAACGAACTTAAAGAACGTATTAACCATCATGGACGTTATGCAATACTTCCGTAAGAGCAAGGGAAACAACAAGTATCACGCTCAGAAGTCGGGTGGCTATGACTCACGAAAGGAACACAGACGCGCCAACGAATTGCGACTGATGCAACGTGCTGGGCTTATCTCCAATCTGCGTGAACAGGTTTCCTACGAACTCATACCGGCACAACGAGGTGCCGATGGCAAAGTGCTTGAACGTGCCTGTAACTACATCGCTGATTTTGTCTATACCGACAAGGACGGAAAGACGGTGGTCGAGGACACAAAGGGAATGCGAACTGATGTGTACCGCATCAAACGCAAACTGATGTTACATGTTCATGGCATAAGAATTACAGAACGATAAATACTTGACGATATGGCTACGCGGCAAATAAAATCTACAAATTATTTCTCCCACGATAGTAATGCACGCAACGACGAGAAACTGGTGCGACTGCGCATGAAGCAAGGGGCAGCAGGGTATGGCGTGTATTTCATGATACTGGAGCGGTTGAGGGAGGAAGCCGACTACATGAGTGCCAAAGATTATAACATGATAGCCTTTGACCTTCGTGTGGATGCTGCCATTGTCAAGTCAGTTGTTGAGGACTTCGGGCTATTTACCTTTACCGATGATGGTAAGTGTTTCTATTCGGAAAGTTTCACTCGACGTATGGACATCAAGGACACACTGCGCCGTCAGCGTTCCGAGGGTGGTAAAATTGGTATGAAAAACCGCTGGAAAAAAGAACAGGGTAAACAGGACAAGGAGGTTAAGCCACAACCGAAAGCAACTTCTGCGTCAACTCCCAAACCTGCACCAACAGCACAACCAGCCGACAACCAAGCCTGTCTCAAACGCTTCTTTGGCAAAGAGAACGCCAGTAACCTTGAAGTGTTGCTAATGAACTTCGGACTGAAACCCGACGACATTACAATGATACGCAAGGTAGCAAAGGAGGTTGTCGCTGAATGGGAGATTTCCAAGAAAGAACATACCGACTACACCGACTGGTCTCAACATCTTATCGCCACAATGCGCATTAAGGTTAAAGACAAGCAACAGGCAAAAGGCAAGACTGCCATCAATGAAACAGAACCGCCATCATCTGCCGACTATCAGTTTGACGGTGGCTTTGGAAGCAAAGATGTGTAACCATTAACAACTCTTACAATGGAACAGACAAAGCAAAATGAACAACCCTCCAAGTCTGCGGAAGAACTGGAAGCCGAAAAGAAAAAGGCAGCAGAGGAAGCGGCTCTCGCAAAGCAAAACATCTTCACCATCAAGAAGTGCATAGAGCGTACCTGTGAGAAGATGCGCAAGGAGCAACTTCAATCACAGAACCTTGCAAACAAGGATGTGTTCAACGCTCATGCCAACGCACTCTTATGGGTAGCAAACAATGTGGTGCTGGCACATCAGCGTCGCAAGTTCGTAGTCGATGATAACAACAGGGACGTGCTGCGTTTCTTGCTCTACTACTTCAACGGTTGTCCGCTTGCTGAAGAAGTGTTCCCCGGACGTGGCTATAAACTGCACAAACATATCATGCTGCAAGGTGCTGTTGGTACTGGTAAGACGTTGCTCATGCAAGTGTTCTCAGAATACTTGAACATCACAGGAAACCCTCGCTTCTTCTACAACCTTTCCATAACACAGATGGTAAACTACTACACACTGCACAACAACCTCGACCGATACACTTTCTACGAGGAAGAAAACCGAGGCTTTAAGTGTGAGCCGGTAAACATCTGCCTTAACGACATCGGCGTACAATCTACCAAGTTCTACGGCATTGACACCGACACGCTGACAACAGAGTTTCTACATGCTCGCAATGAGATTTGGACGCAGTATCACAAAATGGCTCACCTTACCACCAATCTCACAAACGAGCAACTGAAACAGAAGTACAGGGATGGATTCGGGCGACTGCTCGACCGCTTCAAGACCTACAACATCATCCCACTCACAGGGGATAGCCGAAGATAATTCACTTATTATTCACCAATAAAATCAAAACAGTATGACAAAAGATTTCATTCCCGAACTCCAACCGCTGTTCTGCTCTCGCGCTTCACTGCTGCAAGCACAGGACAAGTTGACGAACAATCCCGACATGGATTGTCAAATGCGCCTACGTTTCGCAGATGGCTCGGAAGTCGCGCTCAAAATCAAGCGTGCCGACATTGAGAACATCATCACGGAACACATCAGCACTATTGAAACCAGCATACAAAGTACGCTGGACGAAATTGTAACAGAAGAAACAAACCAAAACGACTAAATCATGAGAAGTAGAACAGCAAACTGGTTCATCTGTAAAATCCGCTACGAGAAAACTATGGAAGATGGACTGCAAAAGAAAGTAACGGAAACATACGTTGTCGATGCTGTCTCTTTCACAGAGGCAGAGGCACGTATCATCGAAGAAATGTCCGCTTACATAAGTGGAGAGTTTGAAGTAATTGAGATTGACCGTGCAGTGTTCAAGGAGATTTTCTTCATGGACTGGGCTAAGAAAGTTCTCGACAATGATGCCAAGAAACTAAATGATGCCATTAAGAAGAAAGACAAAGAGGCTTTCAAGGAATGGGATAACCAGTCTCTCGAAGACAAGATGCAGAACACCGATACTCGTTGGTACAAATCGAAACTCCAGTTTATCACCATCGACGAGAAGACAGAGAAAGAAAAGCGCAGTAACGTGTACTACCTCGTTGAGGGATGCAGTTTGGAAAGTGCGCGAAGAAACATTGACGAAGTGATGGGTGGCACCATGATTGACTACTCCATTGCGTCAGTCTCTGAAACACCAATCATGGACGTGTTTGAATACAAAGTCAAATCTGACAAGTAAACCCTATTATTAACAATCAAAAGTTTTAAGACAATGAAAAAGTACATTGGAACAAAGACCATCATGGCTATGCCGATGGCAAAGAGTGAAGCCGAGAAAGTGTTGAACCGTAGCCTTGCAGACGCAAAGGGTGGCGAAGACGGTTACCTCGTTGAGTACCAGGACGGCTACAAGTCGTGGTCGCCCAAAGAGACGTTTGAGGAGGCTTACAAGATTGCCGAAACAAACCTCGACCGTATGCGTATTGAGTATGCAGATGTCAAGGAGCGCGTTTTGAAACTGCACACGTTCCTGATGTCTGAGGAGTTCAGAGCATTGCCTAAAGAGAAACAGGCAAAGTTGCAAGCCCAGTGTGGCGCAATGTCCGCCTATGTCGAAATTCTTGGTCAGCGTATCGACGAGGCTAAGATGGAACAAAAACAACAGGAGGCTGCACAAGCTGCTGTCGCTGCACAGAAGATGCGTGAAAGCCTCGTCGGTCTCACCATCGTAGAGGCTGGCAAGTGTGACTTCTGCCCAAGCGAGACAACCGATTGCAAGAAACTCATCCTTGCCGACGGCTCGCACATCTGCGTGAAAGACATGAGTAAACAACCCTCTAAAGCACAGTAACCATGAGTAAACAAATAACTATCCCTGTTCCCGACGGCAAACGTGCCGAGTGGATTAACGGTGTTCTTACACTCGTTGACGAGCAGAAAGTAGATAACCGTCCAGTAACCGAACGTATCAAGACGTTTGAAGATGCTTGCAATGCGCTTGGTGATGAGCATCCACTTGTCACACAATACCGTCTTACTGCTGCCGCATACAAAGGCGACCCCATGACGGAAGATTTCATTGCCTACCTCAAACTCCGTATCATCGTTGCTGCCCTCAATGAGGGCTGGGAACCGAAGTTCACAGAAGATGAGTACAGATACTTCCCTTGGTTCTACTTCTATACCAAAGAGGAGTACGACAAGTTAGACGACGAGGAAAAAGGGCGTTGTGTTCTTCGCTCCGGCCTCAGCCCGGTCTCGCACTACGGCTTCGTGGTCTGCTACGCGGTTCACGATGCTTCGTACTCGGACACCTTCAGCGGCTCTCGGCTTGCCTTCAGAACTCGTGAACTCGTAGCCTACGCAGGTAGGCAATTCACCGAGGAATGGGCTGACTTTATGTTTAAGCCTCGCACTGGCGAGGAGTTAAACGGAAAGTCAGAAGTAGCGAAAACTACCATCGACTTCGACGACAATGAAGATGAATAACGGACGCTTACAATTCTTCAACCTTGTAAAGGCTATGCGTGAGGCGCAAAGGGAATACTTCTCTACGCGCTCTCACGAAGCCTTACAAAAGGCTCGCTCACTTGAACGTAGTGTTGATGCCTACATCAAGCGTGGCGACGATTACCTTAAAAAACAAAATCAAGAACCAACTTTATTCGATAATGACTGATAATATTAAACTCCTATATATAGACCTGTTCTGTGGGGCTGGCGGCACCAGTACAGGTGTTGAAAAGGCAACCTTTCACGGTGATAAGTGTGCTAAGGTCATTGCCTGTGTCAATCACGATGCCAATGCCATTGCATCCCATGCTGCCAACCATCCCGATGCGCTCCACTTCACGGAGGACATACGCACATTGGAACTATCTCCACTCGTTGCGCACACAGAACGCTTGCGCCTACTTCATCCCGATGCTTACCTGGTACTATGGGCTTCACTTGAATGTACCAACTTCAGCAAAGCAAAGGGAGGGATGCCACGCGATGCTGACAGCCGTACACTTGCAGAACATCTGTTCCGATATATCGAGGCTCTGCGTCCCGATTACATTCAGATTGAGAACGTGGAAGAATTTATGTGTTGGGGCGACATGGACGAGAACGGACACCCTATCAGCAAGGACAAAGGAAAGTCGTATGTCCGTTGGGTGAACAACGTCTGCAAATATGGATATTACTTCGACTGGCGCATACTCAATGCAGCGGACTATGGCGCATATACCAGTCGTAAGCGTTTCTTCGGGCAGTTTGCCCTGCATGGTCTGCCTATCGCTTTCCCCAAAGCCACACATGCCAAATGCCCTGCAAAGTATGAACATAGCCTGTTCCCTGCCGACAACATGCAGCCTTGGAAGCCTGTGCGCGAAGTTCTCGACCTCAACGATGAGGGGGAAAGCATCTTCGGACGCAAGAAACCGCTTGTCGAGAAAACACTGGAGCGTATCTATGCAGGGCTAATCAAGTTTGTTGCTGGTGGCAAGGAGGCTTTCATCGTGAAGTGGAACAGCGTCAACGGAAAGACTGGCAAGTATGTATCGCCAAGCATCGACGAGCCTTGCCCTACTGTTGCTACACAGAACCGCCTTGGCGTGGCAAAAGTGCAGTTCCTCAGCAAGCAATTCGGTGGCGACCCAGCAGGAAAGAACATCAGCGTGGAAGAACCTGCTGGCACAATCACCTGTCGAGACCATCATGCTTTTGTGTCGGCTCACTATGGCAACGGCTTCAACACTTCCGTTGATGCTCCTGCGCCTACGCTTACTTGTAAAGACCGCCTCGGACTGGTAACAAGCAACTTTCGTGAAATGCAATACGGCAACGGCACACCTGCAAGCACTGACGAACCGGCACCAGCCGTAACCACCAATCCAAAGCATAACCTTGTCAGTGTGAAGCCGTGGATAATGAACACCAACTATGGCAATGTAGGAAGTTCCATCGACGAGCCATCACAGACGATAACGGCAAACAGGAAGTGGCACTATCTTATGAACCCACAATTTGCCAACAAAGGAGGCAGCATCGACAAACCTTGCTTCACGCTCATTGCCCGGATGGATAAGATGCCGCCTTATCTTGTAAGCACAAAGGAGGGTCTTGCCATTGAGGTTTACGAGACTGACAGCCCTGCAACCATACAAATCAAGGAGTTTATGGCTCTGTATGGCATAGCAGACATTCGTATGCGTATGCTGCGCATACCCGAACTAAAACGTATCATGGGCTTTCCCGAAGATTACACGCTCATTGGCACACAGGCAGAGCAAAAGAAGTTCATCGGCAATGCCGTTGAGGTGAACATGGCGCGTGTACTTTGTGAGGCTCTTTGCAAAAAACTTAATCAAAAGAAACAAGCAGTATGAAAACCTATTATCTTACATTATCAAAAGTATTCCCATCTACCCATGCCAAGGCAGGTATGAATACGTGCTTTGAGGAGAAACTTCGTGTATATAAGTTGCACACCATCAGAGCCAACTATGACTTTTGGAAGAAACGCTTTGAGCAAATTGCAGCAGGAAAGGCTTGCCTTTCAATCCGTCAGTGGGTCGGCAAACCTTATGGCAAAGGTTCTACACAACGAGAGATTGTCCGTCTTACCCGTGAGGATGGTATCGGAATACAGAAACTGAGAATATATGAGCATGAGCCTCTTCCTGTTGTGTATGCTGACAGGTACACTACGCCTGTTGACTGGCAAGAACTCGCAGCCAACGATGGGCTTTCTCTCAGTGACTGGCGCGAATGGTTCAAAGACTACGACCTTTCACAACCAATGGCAATTATTCATTTCACACCTTTCAGATACTAATGCGATATGGTATTTATCAACAATTACATGGACTTGCAGAATGACATGCATTTCTATCGGGAGGAGTTCCCATCAACATATACGACTCTTAGCAGTATAAAAGCTGTTGTTAATAGGCATGACGGATACCCTGTCGGTGCAACATTTGGGGTTGAGGTTGCAAGCGACTGGGATGAAAAGTGCTATGGTTTTGAAATAGACAAAGTGACAAGTAAAAATACTTATGTGCAATATGTCGGAATATGGAAAACGTAAAGATATGGACAATAACGAAGTTACAACAGCACTCCCAAATGTGAAGTGGAAAATCATGGACGCTGACCGGGCAAAGGAACATCGTCTTGAACTGATAAAGATTGATGATGATAACGTCCTACTATCAATCAACCTCAGATACATTCCCATTGGAATGACAATCACAGATTTCATAGAGAACATCATTCAAACAGGTATAGTAATCATCGACAAAAAAGAATAATATTATGGCACAAGAAAACATTCCAAACGTGACCTTTGACGAACTGGTCGTTGAAGTAGAGAAGTCCTTAAAGGACATGCACAAAGAACTGCGCCGTCAGCGCAACAAGTATGGCGCACAGTACAATTACAAGAACAACTATGAGCAGCTTAACAGACGCTTCGGTGAAGACCCTCGCAAACTGATTGACGAGTACAATCTTATCCTCGATAAGAAGTCAAACCAGCCTGTTGCAGTCCGCGAACCCATCAAAGCGATAGTTGCCACAGCCATTAACCGCCTCATCGCTGCCAAGATGAAAGAAGCAGAGGAAGCAGACAAATCCAAAACATAACAGGCGTTCACACTCAAACAACGCTACCTTTGCAAACGTACACATAAGCAAGTGATGTCATGATTAAAGAACTACAATACAAAGGATATGCCACTGAACCGTCAGACTATGAATGTCCCGACGGTCAGTTGGCTACGTCCTTGAACCTCATCAATGAGGATAGCCAACTCAAACCAGTATTCCAGCCGTCTGAACTTGCAGAACTTCCAAGCGGCTATAAAGTAGTGTATATTCACGACACCAACACGTTCACCCATTACATTCTGCTCAACACAAGCACAAACAAATTGTATTGGATTGACGAAAGCATCATCACGGATGCTGCCGTAAAGCCTGTGTCAAGTGCGACGATTGAAACGGAACTGGCTCAGACAAGCCCAAGCCGTGAACTCTATTCGTTTGGTTCAACTGAAATCTACAATGTCAATGGCATCGGTAACACGCTGATTGTTCTTACCGCCAATGGTATGCACTACCTGCTTTGGAAAGGCGACACAGAGGGGTATCTGTATCTTGGTACACATCTACCCGAATTGCCTATCTCGTTTGGGTTGCAAGGCGAGGTGGTGCGCACTGACGTATTCAGTATTTCTTTTAATGGCATCGGCGAGGGCAGTCTTTGGAATGAGTTTTCCGATGAAAACAAATCACGCATAACAAGTCAAGTGCTGGCAAAGGTAAACAAGTTCATTGCTGACCAATCAACCAACGCTGGTAAATTCATCTTTCCTTTCCTTGTACGGTATGCTTACAGGTTGTATGATGGTTCTCTTACTATGCACTCTGCGCCTATTCTCATGGTATGTTCTTCCGACCTCGCTCCACAGGTATTTTGGGAGCATGTAACAGGACATGGCGAATATACCGATGCGCAGTTGCGTGTTGTTGGTGTAAGGCATACTCTTGACTATGCTGTTGTACTGGCTTCCCGTATTGATATGCTGAGACAGTGGAAAGATATTGTGCGCTCAGTTGACATCTTTATCTCAAAGCCTATCTACACATACGACCAAAACGGACAATGCACAAGGTTCGCACAATCAAGCGAAATTAACTCTTTCTGTATCTGTAAGCACATCAATCAAGCTGCTGATACAAACACATACCCTTTGCGATACCAGTACAATACATTTAACAAGTTGTATGCGTTCACTTACAACCCGACAACTTTCACATACCCCTCTGGACGCTTGATGATACCGCAGCGTAGCACTGACCAGGTGAAAGCAGATATACGTTCATGTTCCCAGTTCTATCTACTCAAAAGCATCAAGTTAGACGAACTGACAACTACGCGCACGGCTGTTTCCGTTGAAGAAGATTATTTGCAATCTCTTGTGAATAGAGAGGTTATGACAGACGACTTTGACAGTCATGATGTATTGATACCGCAATACTCTTTTGCATATAACTCACGACTGAACATTGCCAATCTAAAAAAGAAACTTTACGACACGTTCAATGCCGGAGCAATGTTCTGTTATACCGACGGCTATGTTCAGAACTTTTCTGACGCTTCACCAACTATTATTGACCGTAAAGCCTCATGGGGTGTCTATTTCTTCATAAAGCAGGACGGACGCGACATCATTGTGCAGGGAGAGGCTTTTGCTATGAGTGTGCAAGCGCGTCTATTATTTTTCTATTATCCAAACGTCAATGCTTACAAGGCCGTTTTTTATAGATATGATTACTTCTATGATGCCTACGAGGTTCCACTGGAGGCACACGGTTTCCTAAATGGAGCATTTTATTTTGGTGGATGGGATAACGCCACAAAAACTACATCATTGCCGTCTGAGTCAAGTGAGGCAATACGCACGATAGATGTTCCAAACAAAATCTACACCTCCGAAGTCAATAACCCATTCCACTTCCCTGTTTTGGGCATCAACACCGTAGGTACTGGCACCATCCTCGGCATATCTGCTGCGGCAAAAGCAATGTCGCAAGGTCAGTTCGGACAGTTCCCACTATACGCTTTCACCACTGAGGGCGTTTGGGCGTTGGAGGTGTCTTCCACTGGCTCCTACTCCGCACGTCAGCCTATCACGCGAGACGTGTGTATCAATACTGGCAGCATTACGCAGATAGATAGTTCAGTTCTCTTTGCCACAGATAGGGGCATCATGCTTATCAGTGGTTCGCAGACACAGTGTATCACGGATGGCATATTCAGCGAAGCACCGTTCAACGTGCTTGACCTGCCCGGCATAGACCAACTGCACGCCAAACTCGGACACTCTGCAGATGCTTGTCTGCCCATGCAGCCGTTCCTCGGTTTCCTTGCAGGGTGTCAGATGGTTTACGACTATGTGCATCAACGTATCTTTGTGTATAACCCAACAAAGGTGAACGGCTCGCCCAAATACACATACGCCTACGTCTTCTCTCTCAAATCGAAAATGTGGGGCATGGTGTTCACAAACCTTGCATCAACCATCAACGCATATCCCGAAGCACTGGCAATGACACTCGATAACAAACTGGTGTCGTTCAGCGAGACTGACGAGGAAGTATGCAAGGGGCTTTACATCACGCGACCGCTCAAACTGGAGGCTGCCGATGTTCATAAGACAATCTCCGCACTCATTCAGCGCGGACACTTCCAGCGTGGCGATGTCGGCACGGTGCTGTACGGCTCACGCGACCTTTTCTCTTGGCACCTCGTTTGGTCTTCAAAAGACCATTACCTGCGTGGGTTCAGAGGTACACCATACAAGTATTTCCGAATAGCAGGACTGGCGACACTCACCGATGGCAAGTCCATCTTCGGCGCATCAGTCAACTTCGAGCCTCGCCATACAAACCAGTTACGATAACTTTGTGTTTTTCATAGTATTGATTTAGGTTTTAGATTTAGTTTTTTAAGGTAAAAACAAGAAACGCACCCGTCTGTGAAGATAGGTGCGTTTTCCTTGTCGGGATAGTTCCTGCCCGGTTTGGCAGGTGTATTGTTACCAAGGGTGTGTTGCCCTTGTGAATGCTTTTCTGCGCAGGTTCTTGACTTCTTCTATTTCCTTTTTGATAGCCTCAGCCTTGGCACTCCAGTTGGCTGCTGCTTGCGGATTGGTGATGCTCAGCCAGTCAGCCAGCACGCAGTACACCATAAACTCATGTATCAGTTTCGATAAGTGGTGCATCGTGGTACGCGACATGGTGTTAGGCACATTCAATTCCACGACATACTCTTCGGGAGCGTGTAGGCAGTTGTCTATTTCCTCCTCGATGGGTTCAGCCTTGGTGTAAGGGAATAGCATTTCTATCACTGCGGTGTGGACTACAGCGAGGATACGGCTCACCCTGTCCACGTTACCCTCCTCGCCAATCTCTACGAGTACATGCTGGGCGTGTTGTTTCTCCTCACCCATCACGTCACCCTCTACATAGGCATAGTTCTTGATGTCGTAAAGCAACTGGTCACGCAGGAACTTAAGACGCACTACGCGCTTGTCCTCTGCATCGGCGGCTGTGCCGTTTGCCGTAATGTTATTGCAGCCTGTTCCACAGTAGTCCATAACGATTGGATAAAATTGGTTATTACTTGATTAACTGTTATGGTGTGTAGGTCGGACGCTCGGGACGGCTACGCTTGTAGAGGGCTTTCTTCGCTCTGTCAAGTGCTGCCTCTGCATCAGCCTTGCAAGCCTCCGCAATCTCCGGGCATGTCTGACGATACCACTCATAGATACTGCGACCCACAACAAACTCATGAATACCACCACCGAGAGCGTCGGCTGCGGCACTGTTGTAGTTGCTGGGAAGCAGGAAATTCAGAATTACCGCCTCGCCGTTCTCCACCTTGCTGTCGATGAGGTTGTCGGTCGCCGTCGTTGTCTCGTTCAGATACTCACCCAACTCCACCTTGGTCTCTGCAATAGCGTTGCTAATGGCGCGGATAAGTTCATACGAGTTCTCCAAGTCTTCGCTCGCCTGCATGTGAGCTGCTGCCTCATAGTTGAGTTTGCCCGCTGCTTGCAGACTGCGTGCTGTCACGTGCGTCTTATTCATAATCGCAAACTTCAGTTCCTTGGTCTGAATGGTGACATCAAGATTTTTTTTGTTCTCTGCCATGATGATGAAAAATTTAATGGGGTTATTTACTCTCTTTATTAGTCGTAGGTCGGGCGCGTAGGCTTCTTCTTGAAGAATGCTTTTTCCTTAACATCGTCAAGGATGCTCTTGCCGACGGTGGCGAAATCTCCAGCCTCTTTCTTGTTGGTGAACACATACCACTTGGCGGTGATGCTCTGAACGAAGTAGGAGAACAAGCCCAACTCCATACCAGGCTGCAAGGCTGTGTCGAAAGCCACTGACACATTCAGTACAAGTTGATAGGTGTCGCCGTCTTCTGCCATGCCCTCCGACACAAGCATACGGATAAATGCCTGTGCCACCTCTGCACGGCTCTCATCCCAAAAGCGTTGCAACTCCGACTGGTCTTCATCAACGGTAGTGATACGCTCGTAGGCATTTGCGTCGTCGTCCATCTTTGCGCCGGTGTAACTGGTGGTCTGTGCAACCTCCTTGAACACTGCCGACTTGCTGATTGATAAAATGATGTTCATAGTTAAAAACTGATTATACTGTATGTGATGCCGATGCCGATGTATGGCTCAGCCTGTTTACTCTTAAATCCGTACCCGTAGCCTCCCGTAATACCGATGTGCCATTTATTAGGAGGCTTGTAACTGCGCTCATGAATGACGGTGGTTTTCGGAAACACAAAGATGCTGTCAAGGTTCGGTTCATAGCCACTGACGTAGGCGCGGTAATCCTCATTCTCATAGCGTTTCTGTGTGATGGGGATTGCCACCGCTGCGCTGTCGCTGTCAACTGACGCATACAGCGGCGGTATATTTTCCCCATTATTTTGCGCATAATTTTCAGCCAAAAATGTGTCGGTCTTGTTGGTCGTGCTGCTATCACGACGCTTGACTGGCAGAGTTCTTGTCACATACTTAATCACCATGCTGTCTTTCGGCACAGGCTGGTAATATGGTATGGTGTCAATGTAGGTGCTGGTGTCGCGCTCACTCACATAGTCCGTCGCCTTGCTACGACCGAACACACCATAACCGATGATGCCTCCAAGCACCAGTCCGACAAGCATGAATACCAATGCTGCTTTTACTGCTTCCCTGTTCATAAGCATTCAATATATTTAGTGATACCATCTACGTGCAAGTCCACAAGTTCCGTCATACCTGCCTCACTCAAAAGGTAGTCCACATCGCCCTTGTGGTCTTGAAACATATTCTCTGTCAATACTGCTGGGCAAGCGGTGTTCTTCAGAATATAGATGTCCTTATTCGTCCAACTCCACGTCCAGTATTTCTGTAAGGGTACGCTTCTGTTACCCATAAGTTCACGCTTCATTGCCTCAACGGTGAGCATACGCGCCAACTTCTTGCTGTTCTCGCTGGCGTTCTTGCTGACAAATACGCTCCACCCACAGGCATCATGCCACTTGCCATCGCCGCCTCCTGCATTGTTGTGGATGCTGACAAGCAGACAATTCCGTGCGCCAACAGCCTTGCAGATGTTATTCACACGGCTCACTCGCGTCTGCAACTTCACGTCCCATGCTTCGGGGGTTATCAGTTCGGCATCATAACCTTTCTTTTTCAATGCTGCAACAAGACGCTTTGCACAGTCACGAGCCCAAGCGTATTCACGCAGACGCTTGTCGGGGCTGCACTTGCCAGCGGTGTTGCTGCCATGTCCGTTGTCAATCAGTATTTTCATTGCCCTGCTGCTTTTTATAATTATCAAACTCGGCAAGCAACTGGCGTGCTGCCTCAACCTGTTCCTCTGTAACACGACCGCCATTCTTCAACTCATCAAGCGAAACATCAAAGTGTCTCTCAGTCTTGTCAACCATGATGCGTTGCAACGTCTTCCAAAAACGGCTCTCGTTCTCATCCCGACATGAACTTTCATTTTCGAGGATAGACCACGCCTGTTCAAAGCATATCACTCCTGTAACGATGTACGACAAAGGGATGGAGATATGAACGAACACCCAGTGTTCCACCATATAGGCAAGCAGTATCAGCCATAATCGCTTGGGAATGGTAGAACGTATCACCTTGCCAAAAGCAAAACTGGTGAACTTTGCCGCTTCGCGCTTTGTCTTGTCCGGGTACTTCACATGCACACGTTTGTCAAGACTATATGCTGTCCAAGCATCATACACAATAAAAATGATTGCCACAATGATGAGTGGGAATGTAGGCTTTAACTCACCGATTATCCAACCGATGCCGCCGCCGATAACAGAGAAAATTACTTTGTAGTTCATTGCTAAAAGTTTTTTTTTTTT